GTCAACACGTCATTCCCTTTTCGGGAAGGCTTTTTGATGCACAAAGCGCGTAGATAACGGTGGATTTCCGTGAAAACATCTTCTGGAGGGTGGGTAGAAGGATTTATATTCCTTAAGACCTTCACTACCTTTCCATCCGATGGCGCTAGGACATGCGGCTTTTCCAGTACCGCACCTCCCTTGGGTAATCTCCACTTTATGTTTGACGCCTTGACTATTTCACCTTGCTTAACAACTCGCCCGACTAAGTCAGCATAAGACGTTGGAACGCCTATGCAGCCTTTCCAATTACTTGGGAAAGCTGGCTTGTGGTCTAACGCAGCATAAACAGTTTGGCGCATAACTTCCGCTACTCTTGGAAGGAGGATTTCGCACTCTTGTGCCATATCCCACCATCCTACTATCGCGGAACAATCACCGGTTGCTTCAGGCACTTGCTTTTTGATTCGCAGAGGCGTGATATTAACACCTAGGAAGGCGTCAATTCCACACGATTCACGGAATGGCCCTTTTGTAAATGTCTTCCTTTGATTGAAGACAAAGCCATAGGTCTGCAAACTCTGCATGACGGATTCAGCGCAAACGCTTAAGACGATAAGATCGTCACCGTATGCGTAAGTACGTTGTCGTACCCACTCAAGTGTCTGCTCACTAACGTAAGCTTCGCTATCTATACACACCGCGGCCGCTGCGACCGTTAAGCTCCAGAATACCAAGGACTCAAGAGGGAAACAAAAACCATTCCCCATTGGTGCCATTTTCGCAAGTTCTTGGATGCATGCATCGAAGATCGTTATTTCGGTCTTCTTCTTGCGGCCCGTTCGCTCGTCGACATGGACTTTCTTTATCTTGACTTCTGGATATTGCGTATGTGTACTCCGAACCGAGTCAAGGACCCGGAAAAGAGACGCCGGTAGAAGCTGAGCGCAGAGTTTTCTCGACACCCTGTCGCTAGCCGACTTCATATCTAATGTTGCATAAAGGCCAGTTTTTGAGGCCTCGAGAGCGAGGTTGCCATTAACGGACTGATCCTTGAAATTGAAATGCCCCCGTGTTAACGGATGGCGATCAAGGTGTTCGGCAATGGCTTCCCCGATCCCAAGTTGCAGCCACATTCGTTCGACAGGTTCCGCAGAAATTATACGGACCTTGTTAGACGTTTTTGGCACTGCAGATACACGGGACAATCCTCGCACTTCCTTGCCGGAGTATTTCCATCCGGTTTCGAGAATGCGAGATCCCATAGTATCTG